ACTACCACCACTTTTTAGATCATCTCTTTCGTTAAGCTTGCACATTGCTTTATAGCAATCCTCAAACTTATCTTTAGAAATAAAGATATCTGCTTCCGTTGTGTCTACATAGTATCCCATTGGATACTCCTTTCTTTTAGTTTTGAATTCTCCAGTTTAATAACTTACCTTGTGAATTATCCATAATATATTTTGCAACTTTAAGATTACAATCTATACCAAGCAACCCATTTAGATTAGTACCACAAACCTTTTTAGTTACTGATCTCCAACAACTATTGATTTGAACTAAGCCTCTATCAATAGAACCATTTTTATTTAAAGTCCATATGACTTCGCCATTAGAATTAAATTTTGCATTTATTGCTTTTGGATTACATCCACTTTCTCTCCAAGCAATATATGAAAACACTTCTACTGGTAATCCATATTCTCTAAATTTAGATTCCCATTGAGGACATCTTTTAGTTTTGTCACTCGGCACTCTTTTATCTTTTACAGCAGGGACATACAATTCATCTCTCTGTATTGAAAGTAATTCTGGTCGTGGTGCAAACGCATAAGCATTCACGACTCTATTACTTTGTTCAACATTTGCACCATATGCAATTGTTGCTATTAATCCTATATATAAACTTACTATTAAAATTGAAATTGAAGTTTTTGTCTTCATTTTGCCTCCTTAGTTTAGGGTTTGCGATAAGTTCGCATTAGCATAGCTTTAGATGCAAAACGAGGGCAATCTACAAATTTGCTCTCTCGCTTTACAGTTGTTTTATCTTATACAGACCTCCAAGTCTATTCTTATTTAAAGGTTCTCTTCTCTTAGAACTTCAAATAATTGCCTTGCTACACCTTGATGCAATGTAGGAATCATTGACATTTGCTCACGCATTTCTAAATTATAAGAACTTGCATAATGGCTAAACGCTTCCTCAATTGTCATACTAGAGCTTTCCGCAATTGTAGCCAAAAGCACACCCAAATGCAACATACACCCAAATATTACTCCTGGCATAAATGCTGGGTCTTCTTCGTTATCTGCCGAATACGATTGCATAAGGTCATTGGTAAGCTTTTTATCATTACCCAGATATGCAGAAAGCATCTGCATTGCTATATCCGTATACAACTCATCATTACTGTCCAAATTTATTGACATATCTCTCCCTTAAAGTAAATATACGATACAACAAGTATATCATATTTTATAAAATAACTAAACAATTATGAATGCTATTAACGCTATAAGTATCATTGGTAATATGACAATGCCTATCATTGTAGACATAATGATAAATACTACACCTAAAAACGCAATCCAACACCACCACAAAAACGCTTCCAATACTGACATTAAATCTCCTCTGTTAGTGCTTTGATAATTTTTTTCTTATTCTTTTTCTCATCTGGTGATAATCCTTTTTCAATCAGCTGAGAGAAGTATTCAATATTCTTTGTTATTTCTCTATGCGTAGCCGAATGAGGATTGTAAAAGTATTCCTTAATGTGTCCAGTAGTTGATGATTCAGCAGTAGAATACTCAAATATTCTTGCATACCAATTATCAGGCTTAAACCCATGTTGATCCCTACAAATTTGTCCAGCAATACTCAATGCTTCTTTAACAGTATTTACCGTATCAACCTGTATGGGAAAACGAAACTCTACTACAAAATAATTACCAAACTTAGGCATAATATCCTTTCTAGTGAATAATGCTTACAGTAAAACTACCATCAATCTCAATGAAGAACCTTGTGCCATTGTCAATAGCAATAGCAGATCCATTCCCAGCATCAACTCTGTCACCAGAAATTTTATATGCTTTTTTACCAAGAGACATTACATAACAGTTTAGTGGTTGACACCACGCAATGTTATACCCAACTCCACCTAATTCTGGAATACTCTCTAATGGAATATAAATTCCGTTTACTCCAACTTGAATCAAGTCTGGCTTATAGTAATCACACATCAATTTACCAATCCTGCGATCAGCTAAATCCCTAAACTTTCTTCCAGCAATATCACCATCCAAACTACCAGTTTCATAATGATCATACTCATGAATAATAGTTGCTACCAATTCATTCAGTTCACCATTTGATGCATGGTTTTTATCAATCAGAATCTGTTTGTCTTTTGTATTCGGATTAATTACAACGCCTAAATAGTGTTCAGTTTGCTTAGGAATAAAGCAAGCAATTGGCTTTTCCAATTCCAACAGACCTGGCTCAAACCTTGCTGCAATTTCAATTGCTTTGATCAACTTTGGATAACGACTAATATCGTTATCAATTTCAAAGTTGATTGCTTCTCCAGCAATATCATCAATTGTTTTAACCCCAGCCTTTTTCAAAATTGAAAAGAAGAAACTAGACTCCATTATTTTAAATGAGAATCCTTTTTCTTTAATGAAAGACGCATATGCTTGACTCAAAGATTGCTCAAGCGTAACCATAATGCAATCTTCATCATAAAGATCCAACCAAGCATCCAGCCAACTACTATTAATATCATGGAATGATGTACTAAGTTCAAATTCAAAATATGCCTTATCCGAATTTGACATCTTGATCATATCTTTAATGATATTAATGTCATTACACTCACAAATAGACTCAGCAATTTTATATTGCATTGAAAATTCGTCTGATACTGTACGCATCTCATTGAGTTTAAGATTTTGAATTTCATAATCAAACATTGATTGGTAATCTTCATTTTCATAAACCATAACTTGCTTTGAATAAACATGCATCTGTTTGTTATACGGATTATAAAACTTAACTGAAGCGTATGATGAACCTTTTTCATACACTGACTCTCTATTTTCAAGGAAATATTTATCGTGCTCGTTATATATTTCCATCATCAAAGGTGATGCTGTAATGTAAACAGCGAACTCACCCTTGTTATAAACAACATCTTTTTCTTCAACAATCTTACGATACCAATCTCCATTAGTAGTATAAGCTTCATCCATAGCATTAGCAATTGCTTCTCTATAGATTTGAAATGGGTCTTCCCAACTCAATACCCCAGCATCAACAGTAAACGAAGATGACTTTTTATAGTCACCGTAATTGTAAATAATACAATCAACCCCATCTTCATTCTCTACACCATACTTAAGTATATATGAACCCTTTTCATCTTCTCCAGCAAATGCCCAATCCAATCCCATACGCAAAGCCGCAATCGGAGCATATTTAATACCCGAACCAAATTGCCCAATCGTATCTGGATCATTTCGTTTAGTAGATAGCCCTAGTTTTTCTAGGGCTATCCGACTAACAAAGCCAGACTCATTAGCTATTTTGATATACTTCTTCATGAAGATACCTTTCTATTTTAGTGATAGTGATGTTAAGATACGACTCTTATTGTACTCAGTATACTGAAGGCTATCTAGAACTTCATTGATTTCTTGAATAGTAAATGAACGAAGAACAACTTGATTATTTACAATAGTAGTCGGTTGAATTACACTTTCTAGTTGCTTCTTCATATAGCCTTCAATAATGCTTTCTACTGATTTAATATACAATTTACCAGTATGGCAAGGTGCTTCATAACTAAAAGATTCTAGTAAAGAACTAGCCATTGCTTCAGCATCAGGTTCTTCCATATGCTGTTTTACTTCATTAGCAATATCGCCATAATCAATATTTTCCATAACACTATCAACAATACTTGATGTACTAATATAATCTTCTACATCAATAGCCGAAAGAACATCTGTTACTTTATCTTCCCAATCAATATCACCAATGAGTGATTCAACACAATCAGTCATATCATGTTCTTCAATCATTTCTTCAACTTGCTCTTTAGTCACACATGTTTCATTCAGCATCATCATAAGCTGATCTTTAGGGAAACACATTTCGGCAATGATTAAATTACTTTTAGGATCTGGAATAATTTCTACTTCTTTAATGCTACTCTGGGTCATTAGTTCATCTGGGTACATAGCTTTTTCTCCTGTTTTAGTTGTGTATATGATATTTCCCGCTGTATCTGTTTTTTCTAGAAATTCTTGTGTCATTTCTATAACCCTTCTGCCATGAATTGTGCGTACCTATATATTGCTGAATGACTTGATACTTTTCTTTTAGCCCCATCAAACCAATCTTGGAAATGATAAAACACTTCATCAACATTATTCTCATCATCAAGATAAGCTTCAATAAAAGAAGCAGGTCCACCAGTACTTAATTCAATTCTCATAACTTTTTGAACTGAAATACCCAATGCGTACTCATAAATACTATCTTCATCCAAACCTTCATCTTCAATAAGGAGAAGTGTTTTTATGTCATCTTCATCATTCTCATCTAGTCTTTCGTTATCAACTATTTTAAACATAAGCTCAAGATACTCTTCACAATTATCCATATTTGCTTGGATTCTTGATTCACAACTATCAGTTTTTGTATTCATAATGCCTCAACTTCTTTCTTGAGTTCAAAGAACTCATCTATGTTTGTTACATATCCAATTTCTGATTTAACTAAAAAGAATAATGACTGTACATATCTTGCAAACCCATTGAATCTTTCAATTACAATTGAATCTGCAAGTGATATTTTACTTTGACCATTATCTTCTGGGCACTTGATATAATTAAAAGTAGTAGTTGAATTATAGGAATGTATTGTCATAGGGCAAGCCCAACCACCACTTCTACCACTACTTTCAACATGATCATAACCCCAACTACGACCTATTGATTGACATTTATTCCAAAACATAGCCTGTACCCCATCATAAACATATTCACTTAGTTCATAATCAAAATACATTTGATCATCCAATAAAGGACTCATACGGCTATGATAATCTTTTACATTGACACCAAGATTTCCATCTTGAGTAATGTATTTTTTATCTATAAACTCAGGAACAAAATATCCTCCCCTTAAGTTTTTAATACTATGTAAATTAATGCTATTCATTACTTTCCTTTCCCGATGTAAAACATCGCATTATGATTTATATAAAAGACACCAACCGATTTATTAGCCAATTCATTCCAATTTTGAGTATATGGTTCAATCACGATAGTAATCTGTTTCTATTTCGTGTTCTGTTCCACAATTTGGGCAAGACCACCATTTCTTATCCTTATATGATTCCATTAATACATAACCAGCAAAACCACAATCACCATCAGTTACATCATCAGAATGAATAAAACCATGAATCTTATCTCTTAATGATTTTAGTTTTTGGTCAATCAATGCTTGATATGAAGTGTAATTGTGTTCTTTCAATCTATTGTAGATAGTCAAACCATCATCAGCCATTTCTTGAAGCAAATTCATATTTACAGTAATGCCTGATACCATGCTTTCACATTCCCAATACTCTTCTGTTTCTGTTCCCCCAGCAATTTCATATTCATTACCAGTTACCCCAGGTGGATAGTTACTCATATGATTCTCCTTTTATTAGTTAAACTTAAATGGGGTTAGGCTAGTGATCAGCCTAACCTAACCCCAAACCTATTATTTAATTGGAACCCAAACTTGCTGAGCAAGTAGATTCATTGGATAATCGCTGAGGCGATTCTTTGTCAATCTCTGGTTATAACCATTCACAATAACAAATGGCAAAGCCGATGCTGTAACTGAACTTGCATTCACACCGATTGATTTTGCATTTGCAATAAGCGTATTTGGATTACCAAACTTTTGCAAAGTAGTAATCATACGAGGTACTTCAACTTTTGCACCATAACGATTATAAACAATTGCAACAGCAGAAATCAAAACATCACGCATTGTGCTAGATGAATCTCCATACGCTGATTTAATCGTATACAATGTATCACGCAATACTTTTTCTCCAGCATTACGATACACACGCCTAATCGTAGATATAGCACGAACCTTATTATCACCAGGACCAACACCAATAATCAAACCCAAACTATTAAGGATTTTATTAATTGCAATTGTTTCTTCATCACCAGATACAATTCCAGCTTTAAAGATATCTGTTGTATTTGGCTTTGTGTGTTCTTGATTTAACATTGCAAATATTTTTGCTTCTTCTTGAATAGACAAAGAAAAATAAACAAGAGCATTGACTGTTGAATCATTTAGCCCTTTCATACGCAAAGCATGAACTCTATGGCTACCATCAATAATAGCAATAGAGCCATCTTCACGCATTGAGCAAATAATAACACCAAGAATATCTGGATCAAAATTCTTTGCAATCTTGTTTACTTTTTTCATAATAGGCTGTCTCTGGTATGTGTAATCAATTGTCAAATCTGATACCTTAACAATTGATGACATTTTAGAAATATGCCCTTGATTAAACAATGCACCAACTTTTTCTTCTGAAAAGATTGGTATATTCAAATTCTTCTTGATTTCTGATTGTTCTACTTGCACTTCAAAGTCAATGGATTCCATGACTATTCTCCTATGCTGTTGTGGATTAGTTGTTCAACTTCTGAATAAACAGAAGTCATTTGACCAAATGTTGTCATTTGGGATTCTCTACTTGATATCAAATCAGCAATCTGTTGTGCTTCGTCAATATCTCTTAGACTTATATATATATCTTTTACAATTTTAATTTTAAAAGATTTCTCGTCACTTAATACGCTTATTGCCATGTTTAATCACTATCTCCTTTGCAAGATTAATCTCTATATTTGTTTTATATGTGCGGTGATACTTTCTTCTTTCTCTTTGTGAAAGACCACCCCAAATTCCATATATTTCTTCAGCGAATATAGATTGTTGAAAACATTCAGCAGCAACATTGCATTTAGAACACAATGCTTTTGCTAAATTAATTCCCGAAGTGTCATCAGCAAAGAAATCAATACCCTTAGTTTTACGACAAAGAGCATCTTTAGTCCAGTCTTCACTCATCTTCATTTTCCTTTACATCCCAATAAGGTAGAGTTGAAGCTTCTTTCTTAATCTCTTCCAGAACATTGTTCTTAGTATTGTAAAAGTATTCTTCTCTACTTTCATCTTCTAGATTAGCAAGAATATTAACAATATGAAAGCATAATGCTACAGTGACTCCAGATACTCTTTCAATATCCAATTCTCCACTATCGTTGTAAACACTATTCATAATATTCATCATTCCATGCATTCTTGATACCATATCATCATATTCTATATTGTCTAGAATATTAGTGATCAACTCCATATCATTAGCATAATCTGATGCATCTATCAAACCATCTGGAACAGAGTCCATTGATTCATTCAAATTATTAAAGTCATCCATATTGAACATATTATCTCCTTAGTAGTCAAAATCCATTTCGGATATATTTGAACATGATTGGCGAAATTCCCAATTATCATTATAAATCACTTCACCTTTTTTAATTTTAACCTGACCAGCAAAACCCATTCCAGGCTCTTCATAATACAAATTAAAATTCAATTCTGGAAACTTAAGACAAAGTGCATCACAAAGTTGATCACTTCCTGGAGCCCAAGCAGTATCGTAATAAAAATGCACATATGAATTATCTGTATTTTCAATAGGGTTAACATAATCTTTTTCTCCATCTTCTTTAAATGGATAAGAATATTGAACCAAATTAGCAAGATCACTTTTAGTGATATCATAATCACCCCATTTAGTGCCCCAATTATTATTGCACCAATCATACCAATTATCAGTTCCATACTTCTTAATTAACTCTTCATTGCTTAATTTAGATGGTGAAGTAGTTCCTTCCAATTCTTTTGGCATTGGAATTAAGTTTTTGAATAACTGATACTTGTTCTGTTCTTTATCTTCACCATTATTTGTTACAAATGCTACAAACTTTTCTACATCTTCTGTTTTACCTAAAACACCTAAAGTGTTATTGCAATGATTTGGCATTATTCTTCTCCCTTATATGTTTTTTTGTAATGTGTATATTTTGATTCAATTACTACTTTAAATTGTTTTCCAGGAGTTGTTCCAGGAGTATTTATCAACTTATTAAAATCATCAACATATATTTGCTCATAATAATATGTATCCAAAGATTTAAATATAGCTGTTAATTCACCATACATATTGCCGTTATCTCTTTCATATCTCAACTCATCAAGCATTGATGAATTAAGATTTGTTACTGTTACTATCATTTAAACTCCAATTCTATTTGGCTAGTATCATATTTAGATATTTCATTAGCAGTAAATGGAGGTCGTTCTAACCCATTACGATCACAGAACTCATACCATTTTACATAACCTGCCGCATTCCAATATTGAAGATTATAAATAGACTGAATAATATCTTCATCCTTGGGTGTTCCTGAATCTAGATGAAACTCTATATTCATATTGACTTCTAATTCATGAAGGACATCTATAGCCCAATCAGGATGCTTTTCAATATCAACATAGCCAGGACAAATATCAGCCCAAAAGTCAAGATTTTCTATATTGTCAAGATGCAACATTTCTCCATATGAATTCTCATCAGCAACTGGGTAGTCATCTAATTTGTCTAGCCATTCCATAGCTAAATAAAATGAAGATGAAATAATCTTTACATCATCATCATCATAAACACGACAAACTAATCTATCAACTGAACCAACAGCCCAATGATTATATGTTTCAATTCTGTAATCATCAGGAAAGATACCCATTAACTCTTGAGTAATATATTTAAAATTTGATTTTGTTAATACATCAGAGTCTCTACTTTGATCAATATTAGTAAAACCCCAAGTTTTAAACATATCATCAGAACCCCAATAACCAAAATCTTCAGGTTTTGTAGTTGCTTGTTTTGCATACTTTTCTATGTTTTCAACATATTCATTCATATGTTATTGTTACATTCCTTTCAGTTTTGCTACTTGCATTAAATTAATAATTGCTTGTGCCATACTACCTACAGCATCACCATAATCATATACTGGATTATGTATATCATCACTAAACATAAGAGAACTACCAACTTGATTATTAGTATTAGCTGAACTAAAAAGACGAACTCTTCTTCTTTCAGGATGCTGAGATGGGGCTAAATCACTATACTCATCATTTTCTTTATTCGTAGGCGCAGCCCAACCACAAGTAGCAATAGTAATCATATCGTATTCATTAATTTGATTTACAAGTGCTTCATTTTCTACATCTAGCATTTCATAAATATCCAAACCACTATCAATTTGTTCAAACTGGATATTCATATCCTTATCAAGTAAAATTCCAAATGCTGCACAACTCTTTGTTTCAGGTGAATATGGAACCATTTCGTGAATGTTACTAATGACTTTCTCTAATTGCTTCTTTGTTAATTTTTTCATGACTTTATTCCTTTGTTTTCTAGTTGTTGTTTGATTTCTTCTTTAGCTTCTTCATCCCAATTCATTGGGAGATTGTGTTCAATTAAAATTGCATATTGATAATCATGCTCATTACTTTCATTATAATAAATAACAACTTCAGCATAAGTACCAAAATCATGATTGAATCTTTTAACAGCAAATTTTAATGAATCAGTTTCCTTGACATGAGGGAACATTCTTTCTAATTGATGAACATAAGCATTAAGCTCAATTCTTGATAGAACATCATAGTTATCAGAACCTAATTGAGCACAGTATTCATCAGTTGGAGATGAACCTATTTCCATATATTCAATCATTGCTTTCTCCTATTTCTATAGTTTTCCACACTTCTTCTATTTCTTTTTGAACCCAACCTTTTTCTTTAGTCCAGTAATACTGAAACTCAGGTTTTTGTTTTACCCATTCGTATATCTTCATTCGTACCCTTCCTCATAGGTTGTTAAAAAATCAACTGGAATTACAACTTCACTCCCACAAATAACACAAGGCATAATGCCTTCTTCAAAAAATTCAAAACATTCTTGACATTGAAAATCCATTACATTTTCCCTTCTGGGAGAATCACATTACCGTTTTCACTACTCCAACCCCATTCACAACAAAATTCACCTTCTTTAGTTGAAGATGAAGGGTGAAGCCCAGATAATTTCTTTGTTTTATTTAAAAGTGAAAACATTTTAGATGTACAATCGTGACAAATAATCAATTTGATTATGTCATCTTCAGTCATACAATCAAAGAATTCACCATAACCACCACATAATTCAAATGATAATCCCCCATCAATTTGATTCATAATCGGATAGATATCACCATCTATTAGCTTGGCTTTCATTTGATCCTGAACAAGATAAGATTGCGATTTTTCATCCCAAACCTTTTCCCAAAACTCAGGTCGCATTTTTACTCCACAACCATCACAATTAAACCAATCTTCTTTTGTTAAAATAATATCTTGATCTTGCATTTAACTATTTCTCCTCTTTGTAACCAAAGTATTTCTTCATCTCTTTGTCCCATAAAAGCCAATTTGGATTCAAATCTGTATCCAAATCCCAATCGTAAGGAGTAATAGTTTCATGGTTCTTAGGCGTTAGCTTATTTGCATTCTTCATCGTAGGATGTTTCCTTTTACTATTGTCTTCATTTTCAATATCATCTAACCAACTCATAATATTTACCTTTCAGTTTGTTTGTTCTAATAGATCAGCTCTAACATTTAAAGTTTTCAACTCTGTTTTTTTAACCCAGAAGTAATTAGACTTGTGAAGCAAAGCAGGAGTGTAAACTTTTCTAAATTCCCGTTCTGAAATATCAAGTCCAATCTTTTGGCATTTCTCATCTAAACAGTATTCATAACCTGCTTCATATCTTTCGTCAATGAATACAGATTGACAATAGATACACTCAGCCATTATAAAAACTCCAGTAATGCCGTTTCCAATTCAATAATTTTATCTTGCATTTTAACAATCATCTGTTGATTATATTCAAGAACATCCATAATACTATTTGTTCTATGATTCATTTCAATTGCTAATTCCCAAAGGCTAATTTTATTCATAGGAATACAGCCGTGTTCTTTTGTACTAATTACTACCCCATTTTCAATTTTCATTTTATTCACCTTTCATTAGGAGTTGACAAATACTAATCACTTTCTTTACTCGCTTTTCATCTGTATTATTTATTGCAATATTTCTTAATATCCAATGGATATCCGTTCTGCGAGCAAAAGGAATATCCAAAAGACTTGTCAATTTTTCAAGTTCATCTAATAATTGTTGTTTATGTTCCACTTATGCCTCTTCGTAAACACTAAACTTATAGCCAACTGTTGCAAAACTTTCACACAAACCAGTAGCAATTTCTTTAGTCAATAACCTAAACTCACGAATATCATCTAGAATAATCATTTGATTACGCCGACTCATTCTTTGAACTTTGATAGAAACCAAACAAGCAAGAAATTCTTGATCGTCACTCAACCAGTAATCTCTATGTGTTCTCTCTTTTGTATATGAACCATAAGGGAAATATGCTTTTACTGCTTTTTTAGTTTCTTTTACTTCTATTTCGCTTTCATCCATAAACTCAAACTCAAGCACACCTGATACCTCAAACGAAGTCAAAGTAATAGGACTAATAATTTCTGAAGCGTCTACAATTTCAATTTCCATTATTGCAACTCACTTTCTATTTTCAGTAGTTGTTTTTCTTCAATATCTTCCTTAATCTTTTCGGTAAGGTTATCTTTTATACCGATGCTAAAATCAAGCAAAATCATTTGCTGTTCTGCAAAAAACTCAAAAGGAGTAACCAAACCCCTATTCTTTTGCATATACAAACGATTTAGCCGATTACTAATATAGTAATAAAATGATTCCATATTCATTTGATTTTACCTTTCGTTAGTTGTTGATTAGAATTTTGGATAATAGATAGGGTTACTAGAACTGATATGAGTAATAATATTTATTTTCTCATCTCCAATAGTTGCTATAGTGTTTACATTACCAGTAACACAAGGTGAAACAATACGCCTTTTTTGAGGACCAAACTTTTGCTTAGATACTTCATAATCAGCAGTCCAAGCATAAACAGTAAACTGATCTCCAACTTTACGCAAACGCTGTCTCTTAGCGTATAGCAATTTAGAAACTGTAGACATACGCATTGCTTTACCTGTATCTAATAACGCTATAAAGAAAGTCTCATTATTTTGTGTAATCTCACGCACTTCCGTAACAATTCCATAAACTGTATTTTTATCTGATAATTTATTACCGACTAATGATCCGAATATAGGCTTACTCATATACTATTCCTTTCCCTAAGATAATGGTTTATATTGGTGATTATACGCACAAATAGCGCACAAATAGTGCGCTAATTTCTTGATATTTAGACTGAATAATAGTGAACTCATTGGCTAACTATTGTATCGGGCATATGGCTCAAACAAAACCTGCGTAATAATATTTCTTTTATATTTCTTTTGTGTCGGAAAACTGGTGAAAAGCCTGTCTCGTTTTATATAAAAAATTATATAAAAAATTTTGCAGGGGGTCGTGTAAGATTACAGCCGTGTAAGTTAGGGAATTATATCAGGGATTAGATAATGTTTTATCTAATGTTTCACCAAGCACATTTTAGCCAATATTTTACACAATTTTAGTATATGTTTTTTAGGCTACTAGCTGGTTATTTCTTTTTTGATTTCCCAGACGGATTCTTAGTTTTTGGCTGAGCGAGCGCTCTAGCGTTAGCCTTAGTTGATTCATCAGACAATTCTATAAGGTAATCTATCATATTACCCTCATATAACATTCTACCTAAATGACCAATCTCAATACCTGGATCAACCCAAACTTTACCGTCAATCTTTTGCCAATATCTACAGAAACCATAATCCTCAGAAACAAATCTACCATCATCATCAACATAAGAATTAAAGAAAGCGTATGTATAATCTAATTCTGCACCTTTCATACTACCTGTGTCATCATTAAATTTTAACTCAGGATAGGCAACAATTAGTTTTTCAAATACTTCTCTTTTAATACACATAAAGCCAGTACCAGCATCGTGAACTGATATTGCACCATTATCTGTTTCAATAACATTATTTCCTTTTTTAACTGGGTTCACAACAAAGCGAGTTGATTTCTTACCCAAATCTTTGCTCGCAATCCCGTTATTAACATTTTTGATTACCTTGTCCCAATTAATCTCTTTAATTGGGTAAGAGCCAGTAATAATATCTTTATCATGCCATAGAAGCTTTACAATATCTTCAGCCTTAAAACTAAGATCAACATCAAGAAAAACTAAGTGTGTAAACTGTGGATTAGCCATAAACTTAGCGACAAGGTTATTCCTTGCCCTATTGATTAAAGAGTCAGTAACTGTGCTAACCCCGAACTTTAACCCGATATCCTTACAATACATAACTGTCTTCATAAAAGACATAAAGAAAGGTTCAGTCAATGACCTATCATAACATGGAAGCGCAAACATAGGACACCATGAGTCAATATCTTCTCTACCAATTTCAATATTCTGTTGTTCCATTTGTAATGTCATATCTATATTATGGCATAAAAAAAAGCCCTGCGCTGGCTAGGCGCAGGGCTTTATGGTATTTATTTTTTATATAATTATTTAGTCTTGACCTTGGTTTTTACACCAGCAATTTCGCTAGTCTTAGCCGAAAGATTATTAACTGCTGTAACACCTGTCTCGGTCACATTCTTTACATTACCAACACGAGTTGCCTTGAAGAATAGCGCATCAGTTGTTGAATCAAAACGGATAACGATTTTGTAACCCAACTTCTTAGCCTGAGCACGAATTCTTTGTTGCATTGAATTATAAGCATTACCAGCTTTAATTCCATCAATACGAACTGAATTGCCATCTTTTGCCGACTCATTCAGTGCAGCAATAATCATATTCAATTCTTCAGACTTGCGACCAGCTCTTGCGATTTCTGGAAGCGTATCTACTTTATTCATCTTTAGTGTTGTCACTTGATTTCTCCTATGGTTGGTTTGTTTTGTTAGGAAGCCATTTTGACTACCTATTGCTTAGATAAGACCATATCAGGCTTTATGGTAAAAAACTCATCAGGGAGCAAAAAACTTCTAAAAACTAAAAGAAATTTATTTTTTGACTTCAGGCTCAACACTATTGGCGATATATTCTTTCAGCTTTTGATTTTCCAGTTTCAGTACAGTAAGATCAACATGTGCTGATGCTAATTGCATTGCCAATTGACTAATCACTTCTTCATGAGTAACTTTAAGATTATCTAGAGATTTTCCAGCCATGGTGACGCATCCTTTTCTTCATTGAATCCTGGAAAGAATTGTCCAGTATCTTTATTATACACTGTAACTGTTCCAAATTCTGGCATATCTTCATTCTCTTCCCAATATTTATCTGGAGATAAAATTTCAATTTCTACCTCTGCCCCAATAGCCATATTTTCAACACAAACAAATACCGCACCAGCAACCGCATCTGCTAAGTCTTTTGAACCTGAACTTGGGTGATCAATTTTATTATTACCAAATAACCTAAGTTTTAAAAGCTCTTCTTCAACTAAAAGATCATTCCAATATCCACGCAATCTTGTATCATAAATAGCAGTCATTAATGTATCAAAGTCTGTTTTCTTAACGCTATGAAAATCCGCATTAATACCTTGAGCTCTTAAGCTTTGAATCATTTCAATAGATTGCCATCTGTCAAAAGTAACTTTAGCAACATCAAATTTTCTACATAAGTCCAAAATCATTTGTCTAATAGATGCAAAGTTAATTTCCTGGTTAACAGACGCTTCCCATGAGTAAACTAAATCAACATTAATAATAGGAAGATTTTCAACACCCATTAATGTTTTAACTTCTTTAAGTCCAGTACAATGAACCATGCTAAGCGCAGCTCTGTCTCTCTTTAAGGCTAAGTCAATATGAATAAATCTTACTTGACCATCTGTTTTATTAAACCAAGGTTTAAAATTACCTTCTTCATCAACAGGATCTTCACTATACATAAAAGCTTTTCTAACTAATTCAGGATCTCTAAAGTAAGCATCTTCCATGTTAGGAGGCTCACATTCAAATCTAGCTCTAGCTTCAACAGGATTTCTAATATATTCCGATTCTAATTGCTCACGCTTAATAGTAGGATTAACTTCCCATGTTGCAGCTTTAATAGTCCAAGTCTTAGGTTCCTTCTTTTCTCTAGAATTAAAATATCTTTGTTGAATAAAGTCACCTTTATAGCGGGGGAAAGACAATAGAATAACTTTACCGACTTCTGGAAAGCGAGACATAATAGAAAGCTTAGACATATTGTAAATCGCAGACGCAGATCCCTTTGATCTCGTTTCTCCACGCAATTCAGCATCTGTTTTAAAAGCAGCAATTTCATCCAAAATAATTGTCATTACTTCATAACCTTCCCAACCTTCAGATTCAGAGTGACCAGAAAAGCATCTAACAGGTTTAGAAAAGAAAAATATTTCTGATACTCTAGGTTCAAATCCAACTTTATTAAAGTAAGGAGATCTAAGCAATAAGTTCTTTAATGGTTCAAAGAATACTCTCTGGGCTTGCTGAGCGTTTACAGCAAGGTTTAGAAGGTCAATATACACACCATGAGCTTTCCCATAATAAATTAATGGATCTCTTAAGCAATGGATAAGATATACCGTATAAGCCATTGATATTCTTGCACAATGGTCTTTACCAGACCCTTTGCCTAGCATACAAATAACTTCATTGTCAGTATATGTTTTATACCATCTTTTCCCTTCTTCTTCCCCTAATAAAGAAATTAGTGTTCTTTCTTTGTAAATCTGTGTAGAATGTCGTACAATCTCTAATTGGATATCAGAAAGCGGAGGTAAACCTAAATATTCTTTATCTTGTACAAATGTTTGAATATCAACAGGTGTTTCTGTAAGATCATCTTGACGCAAAAGCCTATCAAAATCTGCAAGTTCAAGATTCATTCCCATGAAATCAGACATACAAAGCACCACCCTTTCCGTAATCTAGATTTTTTAAACCTTTATGATAGAGGGTTCTGAGTCTAAGTTTTAGGGTTTCCATTTAAACATTATCCGCATTCATGATTTCAAATGCAATTTCAAGTTCAACACGAACTTCGTTAGCAATATCAGGATGCTTTCCAATCACATCTCGCAATACTTTGGAAAGGATTTGGTTTACATTTTCCGCTTTCTGCATACGAGCAATATACTGGTTGTCAGTAGTATTGCCAGTAAGAAGTTTGTGCAGCTGGGCTTTTTTAGTAGCCAACTCGCCAGCTAATTTAATAGCTTGAATTCTTGCAGGAATCATACCGTGATCGGTAGCGATGTTAATAGTTTCCCAAGCTTCCTTGCTCAATTGGTCAAACTCTTGTAAAGCTTTTATTGTATTGAACTGTAGCTTTTCTAGAAAATAAGGGTCAGCCTCAGCCTGTCTATTAAGAATCTTTTTATATTCTACAACATATGATTTAGCTTTATCAACACTTAAAGAAAGGAGTGTTGATATTTCAGAGTAGTTATAGCCTTTAACAAAAAGCAAACCAGCCTCTTCAACATGTTTTAATTCTTCTATTAGGGTTACACCCTCGTATCGTTCAATATCTGACATAATCTTTCAGCGTATTCCTTTGTTACTTTTTCCCAAGTCATATTCTCGTTAATATGCCGAGCACCAGCTAAAGTCTTGTTCAAGACTTCATCGTAGTTTTTTGTTACATATAACATTTTATCACACAAATCATCAAAATTTGGCTCTGCCCACTCTCCAGTATTATCATAGATACCAGTCATATTAATTTTAGACCACTTATAATCTAGAGGAACAGACAACTCTGCGTACTCTTCGCAAGCAGTAGCGTTTGTACAAATCGTTGGGATACCTTTCGCTATCGCTTGAAAAGGAATTAAACCCCACCCTTCGCCGCTTGTTGGGTACAATAAGCAGTCCGCTTCATCATACAATGCAGAAAGAAGGCTATCGCTTAATTTCCAATCTATAACCTCAATTCTAGGATGATCTTTAATAGATGACATATTGCTTGTACCTTTGCTAAGGCGAGCGTCTGGTGGACCATTAGATTTGTAAATAAGTTTATAATTCTCATCCCGAGCAAAAAGATGTATAAATGCATCAACAGCCATTTGAGAATTTTTTCTTGTTGATGGAGAACCTATGTTCATAAATGTAAAAGGTCTATTACGCTTCACCTTACTTGGTGAATACAGCTCTGGATCTACTCCTAGACTAAAAGAGTAAACAGGTTTAGTAACACCAGATTTAATAAAAACATCTTTCATAAACTTAGATGTAGTCCATATCTCATCCATGTTGTTCATGG